TGGAGTCACCTTGCACAAGAATTTGAGATGACGCAGAAGTATCATTTACGTGTAACGGATTTTCAGGGGAAGAAACGTTAATTCCAACGCGATTGTTACCAGCATCAACAAACAACATATGAGTATTACTGTCAGACTCAACGCGGAAGTCGATGTCGGCGCTTGATTCGTTAAATACATTAACGCCATCTTGCATTTGCAGGTTGTCTACATTTCCGCCTGACTGGAAATAAATTCCGTCTTGACCTCCAAGCGTCCCTATAGTTCCTCGAAGTGTTCCGTTGTTATACAGGCCAATATTGGCACGGTTGTTGCCACCTGTTCCATTACGGTTAATCTGCAAGGTTTCTGTATTAGAAGCGACGGTTAAAGAGCCGCCAATAGAGTAAAACAAACCTTCTGTTGCGGCGGCGTTAACAGGAGAAGAAGTAGCGCCCATGCCAACGCCGTCAGCGCCAGCATTCACAAATAAAGCGTGGGTGTTACCGTTAGACTCAACGCGGAAGTCAATATCAAGACTATCTTCGTTAAAGACTGCTTCGGACGACGCTAACTTAAAGACAGCTTGAGATGCTTGGGTTTTAGAGCCACCAACATTGTTGTAAAAAACCAACCCTGTCGCAGAGGTGGTAGTTGCGCCGTTTGTATTAATAACCTGAATACGTGCCGCGTCATCAACGCCCGTGTTATTGCTATCGTCAATAGTAGTAAAGCCGATACCACCAGTGGCATTTTGGTTTGTGCCTAATGACTGACGAATGGTTGCAATGTTAAGCGTAGGGTTCCAACTATCATTAGATGGCTCATTAGAACGTATTGCTACTGTTGCTCTATCTGTACCAAAGTAGTTTGAGTTGTACGAGCCAGTGCCTTGAATGCTTAATGTAGCTCCAGAAGCAACTAACGCCCCGCTAGTCGCTGTATTTGCAAAACTACTTGAGCCAGCAACATTAAATGTTGATGTGCCTGTAGTGCCGTTGACGTGTAGTCTTTCATTACCAGCATCTAAAAACAGCATATTGGCATTGCTATTAGACTCAACCCTAAAATCTGTGTCTCCACCTATTTCATTAAAAATAATCCCGCCTTCATCAAAAGTTGCGAAAAGGTTGTTAGACCCATCACGCATTTGTATATAATCACCAGTGGTATTTCCATTGCGCTTTAGTGTTAACAAGGACGTACCGTTGTAAGTGCTACTACTATCAACGCGGAGATAACCAGAAGATGCGATTTCTGCATCCACATGGAATGCGTAAGCTGGATTATTATTTAAAATACCAACTCTATTAGTACCAGCATCGACAAATACAGCATGAGTGTTAGAGTCAGACTCAACGCGAAAATCTACGGCTGCAACGCTGCCTTCGTTAAAAATTGCCCCGCTGTCGTAACTCAACAACAACAAATCTCTTTGCGCGGTGGGAAAAGAACCTGCGCCTGAAGAAAATCTCAGCTGTGTTCCACCTTCTTTATTTGTCCCAGTGTTTTCTCCGGAAATGACTGCGGTTGCCCCACGGTTCGATACAGGCACAAATGCAAGGTTAATACCAGAACCCTGCGCAGTTGTACCGGGATCAGAACCCGTCAATGCAAGCGCATTGTTGCCGCGATAATCAGAACTGTTATTTGCACCGTAAGTTCCACGTATAGTGACGTTTCCACCATCTGCATTATACGTGGTGCCGAACATTACTTTATCTTCACTTGCGTCAACAAATAATGTATCTGTATCGATTGTTACATCACCGGAGCCAGAAACGGCGAAACCAGTCGCGGATAAAGTAGAAAAAGCACCCGTTCCCGGTGTGGAAGCGCCAATGTTAGTATTGTCAATTGAACCGCCATTGATATCGGTGGTGGTTAAAACAGACGAGGCAATAGTGATTACGCCCGTGCTATTGGCTAAAGTTGCTACTTGTGTACCGTCGTTTGCAGAGATACTGCTTGTTTCAACATCTGTAGCGTTAACTACGTCATCTTTGAGCAATACGCTGTCAATGGTTACACCGCTGCCTGCGGTGGTTTCGTTGATAGTGTTTGACGTTAAAGCTTGACCGTTGTCGATAACTAAATTGTTCGACCCGGACGTATTACCGTTAGCTAAAATTTCAGCGAGCGTATCGACGGTTCCCACTTGGCTATCAACATATGCTTTAATACTTTGTTGCGTAGCAAGTTTTGTGGCGCTGTTAGACGCCATATTGTCTTCGTCTTTGATACCCGTGACGGTTGCACCATCACCGGCAATATTTAAACTGGTGTTAGCTACAATAGTTGTACCGGTAATTGCTGCTGGGGTTGCGCCACCAATTACAGAATTGTCAAGGGTGCCACCGTTAATATCGGCAGTTGTAGCTGTTAGGGTGGGTGTGGTTAATTCAGTGACACGTAGTTTTGTAAAAACATCGGTAACAGTAGCAGAGCTTGCTCCGCCGCCGTCAAATTTAACAACCATATCAACACCAGCAGGTATTTCTAAATCCCTACTTGCGCTATATGTGCCTTGAAAAAGTAAAACAGACCGGCTGCTTGCCAAACTGTTTCTAATAAAAACTATCTTTTCTGCATCATTTGGGTCAAGCTGTACATATGCAGAGCCCCCAAGATCACCAGAACTAAAAAACTCTATGAATTTGTTTCGACCGTCAGAAACAGCCCCATTGGTGATTTGTAATGCGTTTGGTGAACCAGAAGAACCCGCGCTAGTTAATGTTACACGTACTGCGCCGTTGATTCCTTGATCCAGAATATCAAAATTAGTATTTGTAGTATCGCCCCATGTACCCGACTGCTCACCAGTAGCCGGTTTTTCAATACCGAGGTTTACTGTATAGGTACTTGGCATTTATAATTCCTCACGCTGCTATTTGTGTCCAATTCGGCGTCTGACTTGGTTGTTCCTCCGACCACGATGGTGTCTGACTTACATTAATATCACTATAACCCGGATTTTGATCCGGAACAATGTTTGAATAAACCAGTACATTTCCAACTTCGCCAGTTGCGCTTACTCCTATTACATTTATTGAAGAGTTACCATTAACTGTAACACTTCCTACTTGGCCTGCTGCACTTACTCCTCCAACGTCTATCGCTTGACCAGTGCTTACAGAAACTGATCCGACAGAGCCCGTTGCAGACAGACCTGTAACTGGTGCATTGGCTTTACCACTTGTAGTGACAGAGCCTACTGAACCAGTAGCTTCAAGACCTGTTGGGAAAACATTGGCTTTTGCAACAACCGTTACGGAACCAACGGACCCAGTGGCCTGTAATCCTGTGACAGGGACATTAGCATCAGCCGTGATGCTTACGGAGCCTACTGCTCCTGTTCCTGACACACCCGTAACATTGACGTTTGCATCTGCGGTAACCGTTACGGAGCCTACTGCTCCTGTTCCGGCTAATCCGGTTACAGGGATGTTCGCATCACCTGTAATAGTGACTGAACCGACTCCGCCTGTTGCCGTTACACCTGTAACGCTTACATTGGCGTCAGCCGTGACACTAGCACTACCAACTTGGCCGGTGCCAGCAATCCCCGTGACTGCAACATTTGCAACGCCTATTACTGTGACGCTGCCTACGCTGCCAGTCGCTTGCAGGCCGGTGACCGGTGCATTGGCATCTGCCGTTACCGTTACCGAACCTACTGAGCCCGTGGCAAGCGGTAGTCCACTTTGTGACCACGGTCCCTCGCCCCAACCAGAGCGGCCCCAGCCGCCTATTGGGACGACTATATCAGCCATTACGCTATCCGAATAATGGCATTACTTGCATCAGCGGTTGGGAAAACAACTGTAAAATCACCTGCTGTAGATGTTTTATCACCGCCGAAATCTAACACTACAACCGACGGATTAGTTACCGATATAGAAGTTGTGTTAGGTGACGTATTATATATTAATGCCCCACGCGCCGTAATTGTCGCAGTAGAGAAGGTCTCATCTTGGAAATCGGTCAACGCCGTAGTTCCAGATGAGGTGGGATCGACATTTGTTAATGCACCCCCGCCTGCACTATACCCGGTTCCGCTCACCTCGTTTGAGGTGGTGTACGCTGTTGTAGACGCATCAAACGACGCCGAGTTTGTGTAGAGAGCAAGTTTAAAAGTATCGCCGTTGGCGAGATCAAAGTCGTGGACACCGTACAATAGCTCCTTCTTGAACGATGTACACATGAAGTTTCCGCTGAAAGCCATGGTTACAGTCTCCTTATAAGTTCCGCAAGTTCAAGATTCCCAGAATCTTTAATCGCATTGTACACGGTGGTTCGATCACTTTTTATCGCTTCACGCATATAAAATTCTAAAACTTTAACTATGTGTTTACGAAAGGCGTGTGCTTGTGCCTGTATTGCAGGGTTTGCAGAATCGCTAATAGATATAATTTTATCAGCACAACGCTCTGCAACTTCCTCTGGTGTAAACCCACGATTTTGAGTGGTGTGTACCTCCACTTTAAAATTAGGGTTTAAATCCATTTCTAATGCGGGAAACGTCATTGTTTCGGCCTCACTAGCATACCGGTACGATAATCATCAGTGACTTCTTTATTTTCACCAAGCATTTTCATGCCTGTCATCGCCTCAGTAAATCTTTTTTCATAATTTGCCATAACGTCTGCTTCGCCCTTCATATATATGTAGGCTTCTATTAAGCTGCCGTAAAGCATGGCCATTTGTGCGTTTTCGCTTAACCAAGTCGTCCCAGACCCGCTACCGGCGGTCAAACTTGTTGGTCGATAAAAATAATGTAATTCAACTGCCCTTGCCGCGTCTGGTGTTGGACCAATAATAAAATTATCAACGTCAAAAACTGCATAAAACCTTGGATTACCCGTTGTTGCTGAGTTTGGGTTGAAAGATTGAACAAAATCGGCGTCTTTAAAATCTAAAAACACTTTATTACTGCTTGCATCTGTAAAGGACAATGAAAATGGCGACAAAAAATCACTAGGACACGCCAAAAATTGATTACTCTGCGTCATATTGCCGCTAACGTTCTTTTTGAACAGGCTTAACTGCACATTTTTAAGGATTCTTTCCTCTGCTTGCCGGATAAAAACGGGTAAATTGGTAACGAATGACGTTTCGTCATTTTCTGAGTAGTCTTGAATAGCAGTCTTTAATTGATCGAAGGTGAAACTCATGACGTCACCACCGTTACTGCACCAACACCGCCTTGTAAAGCAGTGGTTATCTCTAATTCAGACGGCATTTCCGCTGTGCCCCCGGCGCTGTAGTTGCCATTACCTAAGTATGTGATACCATTCGTAGTAATGACTAAAAATGCGCTCGTGGGATTATCGGGTTGAGGTCTGGCGTTAACCAACGCTTGTGGATCAACCACTTTACGAAAAGGACCTAGTTGTGGGTGCTTTGGTTCGTACTCATCAGGACCCACAAGCAAACCATTCCACTCTTTTTTCATCAATTTATACTGATAACGAAAACCAGAGCGGTCTGATATGGCGTATGAGTTTTTACCTGTAGCGTACTTGGCCATCATCCTGTCCTGTAATACTCAAATTTAGGTACGACATTGAAAGAAGACCTATCACGATCCTCTGTTGCCGCCCTATCAAACTCTTCTTCGTATACCGCTTTAAGCATTTGAACCCTGTTCGGGGCTCTTTTCATAGCTAAATAATAAGCTAAACCCGCAGCCAAGCAAGGATAAAACCTAAAAGGCAAATCCACCGTGTTTGTGTAAATATCGGCGTCGTCCATGCGCGTTAGCGCGTCATAGATAACAACATCTGTGCTATT